AGACGATCTCCACCCGGACGGGCCTGCCGTACCAGTTCTTTTCACCTACAGAGCGATCAGCTCCGCTTACGCCCTGCCTGCCATGCCAGTCCCCTGTTTGGTCATTCTCCGCTATCTCAATACCGGACTGACCTGTACCCGCCTCTCCTGCATTTCCGGACCGAAGACTCCCGTGGCTACCGAGTCCCGCTTTACTGTCCGGACCTCACTGGAACACTCTACTGGTTCCGTACCGAGCCGCGCCTGCCCAACCAATCAAGGACTCTATAGATCCAACTCCAACGAACTGGACCCCATCAATCCCTGCCTGCTAAATCTATCCTTGCCATTCTAAATCAGCCCATGACGGCCCCAGGTCATAGCTACCCTCATCTTGCCTGCAGTTCCTATCTCTACCGATAGAAGACTTTCCGAAGCCAATCCGTCGTTGCCAAACCCAACCTGCGCGATCGGGCCTGCCCCGCCATACACACATCCGACTGTACCGGGACGTATCTTGCCTGCCATACCATTCCCCTGCTACTACGAAGCTTTTCACAACTATCTGGACCTGATCTTTCCATGCCTGCCGTGGCTTAGCTTGGTCATCCCCAATCTATCTAACCATTCTCTTCTACGCCTGCCGTGCCTACTGATTCCTTGCTGCTGCCCTTCACAACCCGCTTAACCTTCCCCGCCTGCGGAATTGACATTGGAAATAGATGTGTGCCCGGTAAACTTGGAAGTCCATCTCCAATCGAGACGATCTGGCTCTTAGAACAGTTCGAAAAACTTCACAACGAGCATCTATTGATCTTGAGAAAGATCGATGAAATCCAAACGACAATTAATCCAGCTTTAGAAAAGCAGGTGCGTTTGGCATTGACACTCGCCACAAAGGTTGACCAAAAAGTTCCAGACATAAATGTCCCACCATCAACCAAACCGTAAGGATAAAAAACCATGGCAATGACACAAGCAGAAGCTACCGCAGCGCTGACCAAAACCAACGAAACGCTGGTCAAGATCAGCAATGAAACCGACGCGCTCCTTCGTGAGATCGAAGCTTTGAAGAAAGCCTTAGCCGACGCTGGCGGACCGGGTGGAACGATCACGCCAGAATTGGAAGCTGCCGTCAACGCAGTTGGAACAAGGGCGGAAGCCATTGACCAGCTGGTCGAGGATGTGCCTCAGCCAGAGGGCAAATAATTTTATTTGACTCGCTGTCGGAATAGGAATAGAAATTCTGGCAAGGTTAAGGCATTAAGATCGTGTGGGGCGGGCAGCCGTAAAAAGCGCCNCCCCGCCACTTTTTAACGAACCGGGCTGGAGATACCTGGTCGCTCCAATTCAAACCCCGCCTGCGCTATCATTCCATACCCAAACGGGATCGATCATGCGATCCCAATCTTGCCTATTCCCGCCTGCCTGATCAAACCAAGTCAAGCCTGACCCGCTCCATAGCTCTACTGTCTGCGCCACCCGTCCCAAAACCGTCCATGCCTGCCGTGCCTTTAGGTGCCTGAGCGAATCAATACTTCAAGCCCTTGCCTCGCCTGCCGATCCTTGCCGACGCAAGATCATTCCTGGGCTCTACAGTTCATGACTTGTTTCTTCCCGCCTGCTGTTCCCAGCCCGATCCGGACTGAGCTCTCCACAGTAATCCCATACAATTCATACCTGCCGTGCTTATTCCCATTTCTCCCCAGTTGACTGCTCTATAGCATTCCTCGCCTGCCGTTCCGAAGCTTCCTAGATCCACCATACCTCGATCCGTCCATAGACCGATCGAGCACACCAACCAGCTCCTCGCCTGCCCTGCCATCCCCGAGCTCAGTTCGACCTCATCGTGACAGTCCAGCTTCTCCGTGCCTTGACCCTCGCCCCCCAACGTTACGGACCGAACTCACCACGCCTGCGCATCCGAGCCAACACCGCTTGACCCAACTGGACCGGTTCCCAGCCCATTAGTCTAAGCCCAACCTCGCCTGCCCCACTGCGTTTTTCCGAACCAACCCGGACCTGACCCAAAAGGATCAAATCCCTCTGCCCATACCATGCCTGCGATGCCCCATCTTGGTTCACCAAATCGGGGTGGAACAGTCCAGATAACGCCTGCCACAGAATATCTATCCCGCGCAACCCAGGTCTCATCTATTCGTGATACCAGCTCTCCAGGCCTGCCTTGCCATGACGCAGCCCGGCTACTCAAGCTGCATCCAAAATTATTTCTGCTGCGATTTATGGGCATGGCAGCAATAAACAACCCACAAACCACGGAAAAACAGAGTGCCCCAATGACAGGTGGTGGCAATCCTGTTGTTCATCCTAATGATCCGAGTATTACTCCGGAGGAAAGAGAACGGCGGGAGCGTGAGGAACGTGAACGCCAGCGAAAACAGAAGCAGTCGAAATAACTGCATCGCTTGTGATGGTTCAAAGCCTCACAAGCGAACATATTGACACCTGGAGGATTTAGTATGCCTACAGCACACAAGGAAACCAAACACACGGTCGCTGGTCCGGACCCAGTTCCGGAATACCGACATGAAGCGGAAAGAAAAGCCCGTGAAGAAGCAGAAGAAGCAAGCGAAAAAGCCAAAAAAGAAGGTCCACCAAAGCCTCAAGCGCAAATCGACGCGGAGCTCGCAGAAAAAGGTGGCGACGTCCCAGAAGAAAGGCAAGGTGTCCCAACCGAAGCCAGACGCTGGACAGCCGTGGAACGAGAACGCGAGGAGCGCGCTGATTACGAAAAGTTTAAAGCGGAGTACGCTGCTGAGTGGAACAAGCGACACGCCGCCAAAGCTTCCAAGTGAGGATGGGGGTGGAGAGCGTCCCTTTGTATAGAAGGACGCCCTCCGTTTAGCGTGTCATGGCATGCCGTTTCTTGCCCCGGTAGCCCCGGTGCAACTCGGCTCGCCTGCCGGACCTTGCCGACCCGTGGTGTACCATGGTGGACCAAGTTCCACCCCATCTATATCGACAAATCCATGCCTGCCCCGCTGTAGCAGGTCCCAGGGTACCGTGAACCGATAACCCTCATTTCGCCACGCCTGCCGAACTCTGCCGTTAGTTGTCGGTTAGCACTAATTTGAGTTCTTTCTGGAATTTCTTAGAAGCAGCAAAGACCTCGGATAATTCACCGAGATTTTTATATTTCTTTTCAAATTCCAAAAGTTCTGCCCTTGCATCAGCCAGGAGTTGCATGCGCAAAGATTTGTTGCTCATCACGTCTACCATCGCCCTGTAGCCGCCACCGGCAGTGCGGTCTGGCCTTAAGGAGGTGAAAACGCGAATTGCTCTGCGGTCTCCATTCATCCGGACGTATTTAACAACGCACCGAACGAGATGGCCTGCTTGGATTAAGCGGTATTCAGCTGCCGCCTCTGAATCATCCCACTCAAAGTATTTGTGTAGGATGCTACTCTTTGGTCGAGCTGCTTGGACCACTGCCTCCGCTCGGAGGATTCCCTCCGGGTCCTGATCCCTGATCCGGTTGAGTTCCCGGATCACCATCGGATTGCTTATGTCGTACATCGGCTTTTTTCCTCTCCCACATACCGACTTTCGCTCCCTTTTTCTGTGAGATCTCATTGGCTATATCACGAACATTGTCCATGATTCTGGCTGCAACACTGATCTCTTCAGGCGAAGGGTTCTTGCTATAGACCCTGGCCTCCACCCTGCCGGAGACCTGGCCTTCATCAGCCGGTTGTTCTCGGATTTGAATGAGGATGTCGATCACTTTTGCTCGACCTCGAATAGGCCCCAGCCTTGACCGGGACTGTTTCGAGAATCGGGTCGACCTTCGCAGATTCCGACCTGTAATCCAACTCGCATCAACAGGTTGGTGACGTCTTTCAACTGGAACTGATCTGCGTCCCAGCGGATCTTGACGTTCGCTTCCCATGGCATGTACTTGGCNCGAATAGCCACATACGGTTGCCCTGTTTCAACCCGAGCGATCGACTTGAGAAGTTCTGGTTTCCCATGAAGCCGGATCAATGGGATGGTCGGTTCTGTCCCGTCCCAGCCGTCCTGCACGACGAAGATGGAAAGTTTGGCTAACGTCATCTTGAAGTTGACCAACCTGCAGGCCGAAATGCAGGCATTGCGAATAGAGCCAGCATGAAATCCATCCCAACCCTGCGGTGAAATGTAACGAGCCTGTATGAAAGACTCGTTAATGTCCTGCGGTTCTCGCTTCTTCTTTGAAGACGCCGATTTTCCTTCCATCTGCTTGGCTAACATTTCGTCAGCCACCTTTTTGCTGAACCGGTGTATTACCAGAGGTACACCAGATAGACCGCTGATCTTGAATACCGCCGTCTGGAAGTTTGGCGGTGTGATAGTGACCGTCATTCGACGTTCACCGTCCAGTGACGGCTTTTTAGTCATCCGTCGAGACTTTGCTGTTAGGGTTGATGTTGCCATCAGTTTTCCTTTCTGTTACTTGCCTTCTTTTGGTTTATTGACATCGGAACGTGAAGGCGTCCGATCCGAAATTCCGAACTGAACTTAAAAGGTATGTTGTCGCAGGCTGCTATAGCCCGTGAGTGGGGTGTGTCCCGAGCTTACGTTAATCAGCTGGTAAAGCGTGGTTTACCGCTTGACTCTTTTGAGAATGCCAGGCTATGGCGCGATGCTCATGCTCGGAAGCGCGCCCCCACTGACCCAGTGCAATTAGCTCACCTTGAGGAAGCCGATAGACCTCAAAGTTCGACCGAACCAATGCCAGCAGGAGACGCGCTTCAGAACGCGAACCGCGCAGCTCAGGAAGCTTACAGACTGTTAAGCGAAGCGATGATAGAAGGTAAGACCAGCAAAATCTCAATCCTTCTGTCGGTGCATTCCAAAGCCCTGGAAGCAAAATGCCGGATTCAGACGATGATCCGGGAAGAGGAGGAGAGGCGCAACATCCTGATCCCACTGGCCAAAGCCCAGGAGATTACGAGACAAGCGTTTGAGGTCATTATCAAACGCTTAATCGCGCTGCCGCAGAATATTGCGCCTCGGTGCAATCCTCATGATCCAACCCACGCATTGGGAATCTTGGAAGACGAATGTCGCGGGATAATCAGCGCAGCCCAGAAAGCGATCGCATGAGTCCTATCGACGATTACCGCGCTTTTGTTTCTGGGTTGCTCGCACCGCCACGGAAAATATCGGTGGTCGAATGGTGCGAAGAAAATGTAAGCGTTCCAACTGGGGCAGTTCAAGGTCAACTTTCGATGCGAATGGCACCATATGGGCGTGAGATTCTTGAGCGCTTTGGGGACCGAAAAACCCGGTCTTTGACCTTATGCTTTGCTTCACAGTCGAGTAAGACGACCTTGATAATCTTGGGGATGTTGTATCGTCTTTGTAATAATCCCCAGGACGCGATGTGGGTGATGCCGAATCGGGAGTTGGCGAATTCATTTTCGAAGAGTCGCTGGATGAAGTTTATAACCGAATGTCCGCCGGTTAACGCGCTATTGCCGAGAACCAGCCGGAACGAGATCGATCGTCATATGTTTGCTTTTATGGAGCAACATTTTCTGACGATGTTTCTGAAATTTGTGGGATCGAACTCACCGGCAAACTTGGCTTCGTTCCCTTGTGGAACATTGGTGATGGACGAGACCGATAAGTACGGAGAACAAACAAAATACGAGGCCGCTGCTTTGGATCTTGCCGAGGAGAGAACGAAAACTTTCCCGTTTTCTTTGATTGTGAAAGCTTCGACGCCAACCATGGCGGCAAGAATGATTTGGCCTGCTTTTGAGGCGAGCGATCAGAGGAGATATTGGGTTCCATGTCCAAGATGTGGTAAGGATATTTTGTTGAATTTTCGGCACACCAGTGAAACGCATGGGGATTGCGGTTTACGCTGGTGGCATGAGAATGAAAGCGAAGTAAAAACTGATGGGGAATGGGATCTCAAGAAGATTCGCGCAACCGCTTATTACAAATGCCAGGAATGCGGCGGCGCGATCCATGAATGGGAGCGACCCCGGATGTTGGAGGCCGGTGTTTGGAAGCCTTCCAACGACAAAGTCGACGAAGGAATTTATGGTTACCATCTTTCCAGTCTTTATTCCATCCTGTCGGACAAAACTTCTTTCGGTTCGATCGCGGTAAAATGGATCGAATCGAAAAACTTTTTAAGTGGCAGGCAGAATTTCATCAATAGTTGGCTGGCTGAGACCTGGGACGCTGAAAGAGCGTTCGACCAGGCCGACGTCAAGACTGAGACAATTGACCTTAAATCGCTTCCTGAGAAGACGACCGCTATCATGTTCGCGGACGTTCAAGAAAATGGGTTCTGGGTGGTAATACGGCGCTTTATGCCGCCTTCTAAGGAACGACCGTATGGCGAAAGCTGGCTTCTTTACGCGGATTTTGTCGGGACGGAAGATGAGCTTGAATCTCTTTCCAAAGAATACGAGGTTGCGACCCAGAATGTTTTGCTCGACATGGCCCATCGCCCCAATCAAGTGGGACGAATGTGTATCGAACACAACTGGCGAGGGTTATGGGGAAGCGACACCAAGAGTTTCTACCACCGTCAAGCATCCGGTGTTCGGATTGAGCGCATTTATAGCGCTGTTCAACTGCGAGATCCGCACTTGGGTACGCATCTGGCCAATCGAACGTTTCAACGCGCCAAATACGTCAAGTATTCAAAGGAAGCTGCCCTCGACCTGGTATCCAGTCTCCGCTATTCGACTCCCACCATCTGGCACGTCAGCGCCAACGTCTCAACCCGATACCAGCGGCAACTCAACTCAAAGGTTAAAGTGATGCAGCAATCCAAAAAGACTGGGCGGTTCGAAAGTTTCTGGAAAGATCTGCACTCTGAAGATCATTTGTTAGACGCCGAATGCGGTGTAGCGATCCAGGCTGTGATCCTCGGCCTGGTCGCTGTGCCGCAAGAGAAAATTGACATTGCGGCATGAATAAATCCGATCCGAACCTATGCTTACAGCCCCGAAAGACCGCGAGCGGGTGCTTGCTGACCAGCTTAAGAATTTCCTGCGCACAATCGTTGCGGCTATTGCCCGAAGTACACCAACACCTGAGATCCTGCATTACCCGAACGACGCGCTCATTGAGTTCGCAGTGGACCCCAAGGATCAAGGGCGCTTTATAGGAAAACATGGCACAACAATCTGGGCAATTCAGACTCTATTTTGGTTTGCTGGCTTGGCTCAATTCGGGTACAGCTATTCGATTAAGCTCACCTGTACGCCCATTGAGCAACGGCCATCAATGCCAATCAAATTCAGTCCCCTGTGGCCCCGCAAAACCATCAACAATCTGATCAGTGAGATCATAGCCGCCTGTGTGCCGGAGCATGCGGACTACTCAGTTGACGAAAACGGCGAAACGAAGGCGCTGGTTACTCTCACTCTGCCAAAGTATCTGGAACTGCAGCTTAGCGATCCTTCTTTCCCCGAGGCTTTTGCTACCGTGGTACGCACTGCTGGCATCAGCAACGGAGTGTCGCTGAGAACGGAGACACATTTTGCCTGACATCAAAGAAAGGACAGTCAATGAATCATTCAAGATCATCCGCCAGGGCCGAGGGAGCTACCTATGCTACAGTGGGACTCATACCTCCATTGTGTATGCAGTTGACCTTGAAGCCCATGACGGCCTCGGCCACTGCGAATGCGACGACTTCAACTACCGGCGATATCCACAGTGGAAACGAGTGCGCGCTAAGTACGATTTCCTCAGATGCAAACATCTCCGAGCAGTCCGAAACCACGTCCTCGACCAAATCATCGAGTACATGAGCAAGCACAAGGATGTTCCGGTTAAAAATCCCCGACGGAATCGATCGACCCGTACCAGTTTACCAGGGTCGACCACTTGAAGCTGGAAAAGAGTATCTCTGTACCAACAGATTTGTTGGCCAATTACTCTTAAGCCAATACCGAACAAAAATCAGAGGTCGAAGTTACCCGATTCGGACTCTACTCAAGGTCCAGAGCTGGAGAGCAATGAAGCCATTGCTTCTTCCCAACACGGATTGGAATAATCGCGATCTGTGGTTGTGCCGGGGAGGAGGGTGGGGCGATTTACTAGCCATGACACCATTGGTTCAAGAGATTTTGGGGCGATGGCCCAACTGCCGACTGCATATTGCCTGTGGTTCATCGAATCACGACTTGTTCCACGGGCTCAACGTCACTTGCGAATTGATCCCGGTGCCGTTCCAGCCGCATCTGATGGTGGTCGACTTCGAAGAGCTGGTTGAAGGTGATCCAGCGGCTGAAAAATCGCATTTAATAGACCTATTTGCCGATCGAGCTGGCATACAAATCACTAACAGGAAGATTCATTACGAAGTTCGCCTGGAAGAATTCAACGAAGCTGTTCTACGCTATCCCAAGGGGAGTAAACCACGGATCGGCGTCCAGTTCATGGCCTCAGCTCTCTACAGGACCTACCCAAACATGCAGTTTGTGATTAAAGAGCTGGCCAAAGAGAATGAGATTCTCGTTTTTGGCACTCCAGGTCAGGTAGAATTCAAACCACATCCCAATGTTCACAATCTGATGGCTGACAAATTGTCTTTCCGACAGAGTGCTGCTGTATTATCGACTTGTGATGTCTGTGTCGCTCCAGATTCAGCGTTGGTACATCTATGTGCCGCCCTGGATGTGCCCTGCGTTGCATTATACGGTCCAATACCGAGTTCCCTGAGGGTTTCCGGGGATAAGACCCACGGGATCGACGGGACAGCGCCCTGCGCGCCTTGTTTCTTTCATGCTGATCGGTCTACCGATTTCCCAACCGGTAAGCCGTGTGCGAAAGAATACAAATGCATCGCACTGGACGCCATTCCCGTCGAAACTGTCGTGAATAAGGTCAAGCAGCTTATCGCTCAGGGAACAACTCCTTGTGAGCGCGCACCACGATAGCGCACTGTTCTCGATATCTGAAATCCGAGCCCTTCTCAGGATTGCTGGCATCGGATTGCACGAATTTGTCGAGTGCTTTCGCGTTCAGCTGACTAAAGAGCGCCAAAAGCTGGCCTGCTACGAAGATGGCCATGTTCTGGGCTCGCTGTTCTTCATCTGTTAGTTTAATTTGTTTTGTTTCGCTCATTTTCCTTTGTTTGTAACCAGAGATCGATTGATTTACCTGTTATTTCTCCTCCTGGATGAACCAGGCGAGAAATAAACTCCCATTTGAAGTCCTGGTGCAACGCAACGGCTCTGTCCTTGTCATTAATGTGTTCAAGGAGTATAGCCAGAGCCAATTGCGCTGGACCGGACCCACCGTACCCGAAATTGAAGCCGTCTGGGCTATGATTCCAAACCTTTTGACTTCGGGTAGGCGTTACTTCGCGTTTATGCTTTCTTCTGCGAAGAGTGTCCTCTACGAACAGGTGAACTGGCAGTAGATCGTTCTCTTCGCCTTCTTTTGTTATGATGTATTTTACCATCGTTGTTTACTCTCATCATTATGAAGTTGGCTTTGGATAATTCCAGAAGCTGTGTGTACGCAGCCCGGTTGATCCGGATTGCACTGAGCTCTCTGTATTCTCGGCCTTCTCCCCGATACACTTTACCGAACACACGCTTCTCTGGGTCTAGTTTGTGGTAACAACCCAATTCATAGCGAGTGCTGTGTGGCCCATTCCTTCTTGCCTGGATAAAGAATAGAACCGGATTACCTCGACGCATTATCTGCGGAAACAGGTAGTGTTTCATTTGAGCAAGAGTCTTTCCAGGTGCTTGAGCTGCACGTTGTCGGACAGTTCTTCGCACTTGTTCTGCACATGTTTCCCGATTGGGTTCAAGGCATCGCGGTAATCGATTTTCTTCACGTTACCCCATTTTTGAGCCTGATAGATCTGGTATTCAGTGACTCCGCATGACGCTTTGATGGCCTTATTGGAAAGACCACACATCGCCATACGACAGATGAGCATGCGGGTCCCATCGCTGAGACCCGCCCTGCGCACCTTAGCCACTGCCGACTTGCGAATGGCTAAGCTCTTTTTCATCAGATCTTGCCAGTCTCCTTAAGCCAATCACGAAGACCCTTGGCTTCTTCGTAGGCCTTGATGTTTTCCCCACAATTAGGACAATGGTCGATATGCCCTCTGACGGGACCTGTAGGTTGCTCCAGGATCGTGTCGACCTGGCCGTTGGTTAGAGCCGGATAGCGTTTTACTATCGATTCACTGAGAGGACGTTTGCGAACCTTTCCTGTGGTCGTAAGTCCCTTGGCCAAGTTCTTTTGGCGCAGCTTGGCATTGTATGCTCTCTTTTTCGCCAATGCCTCTATATGTTCAGGCGTTCGAATGAGTGTTGCGGTGATGCCAGGTCTGGGGCCCCTGTAGCTTTTACGCAAACGCATTTTACGCGGTTTACCTGATGAGGTTAATCCGCGCATGATATTGGCTTCACGCCTTTTGGCTGCATAGGACTTGATCCGTCCGGATCGAGCCAGACTCATTTGTGGTTCTTGACCTATTGTGGCTGCCCAGCTGCCCTTCCATTTGCCGATGTGATTGCCTTTGATGTGGTTGATCACCGCTGGGACATACAGGTTGCTGTAGTCACAGAACGGACACTTGGTTACTTTACTTGGTGCATTTTTCAGTTTGGTTTTCATTCTTCAGTTTGCTTTCTAGTTTGTGGTTTCAGTTTCTCTATCAGTTCTGGGGGTGGGGGAGCATGAGATATCCGCCCAATAGCCAGAGCGGTTTCGTCTGACATATTGGGCTCGACCATCTTCAACCTGGTTGGTACAACGATGGTCATATCGCATTCATCACAGCAACGCCCCTCTTTCACTGGTTGTGCGTTGTTGCCGTGTTTCCAGCCAGGCTTTTCTATTGGTTTACCGCATATGCAGCAGTCCATATTAGAATACCCTTCCTGTTGGATGTTTTTTCCAGTAGGCGTTAGCGATCGCTTTCCCCTCTGGTGTTTCGAGCCATTGAGCGTGTTCATCAAAGAACCTCTGGGCTATTGCCATCTCGTGTGCACGAGCTGCTTTGATTTTGACCGGGTCATTGGTATAAACAACGTTCTCGGCTCCTTTACTGTGGTTCTCCAGTGGGAACGTGTTAGGTCCGTGCACGAAGAACTGTTGTGGACTACTACCGCCAAGGACAGTGAATACCGTACCTGCGGCGCATTTCTTGAGACCATGTTGCCAGAGAATTGCTTCTGCGTATTCCTGGCCGCTTTTATCGATCGATACCACGCCCATGGTTAGTTGCGGTACCGGATCGTCTTCTGGCCATTTACACCAGAACAAATGAAACCCGTCATTCGCGTCTGTGTCCGGTGTAAATTTGGTGTATTCCAATTCAACCATCCACGAGTAGAACCCGGGTCGCATTAGCAGACACACGTAATTACGTCTGTCCGGTTTAGAGCATTCTCTTATGATCTCATCTTTTGTTGCTGGCGACTCGTTGTTCACGTTTTACCCTCTCCATGTTTGGGTCCCTTGGGATGTGAACCAGAGCCCCGCCAGTGGGCACTTTCGGTCTATTGGGCGCTAACTGAACGCGAATTTCATCTTCGAACTCCGGCGCATGCCGTCGAACGACCATGATCGCTTCATCCAATGTTTTTACCCATTGATACATCAAATCATCGACTTCCTTGTGAACGGTTGTCAGATGTCCGATGCCAACGTAGTAACCACGGTCTTGCAGATGGTTTTCACACACCCGAACCGTAGTCCACCGGTAGCGTCGATCTCCTCTCCTTTCTCTATCACTTGCATAGGCGAGTTCGATGCCAGGGAAAGACACCTCCCTCCTGCCTGTATGCTGCAGTGTTATCATTGTGCTCATGTTTTTATTCTTCCTTATGTTTAAGTTCCTGTAACGACCGAAGATCTCCATCAAGATCCGCATCATCGAATCCTTTGGCGATCGCTTCACCAAAGTTACCTTCCAGCGGTTTATTGTCGATGTGTTCTTCCCATTCGGCTATTTCTGGTGGCCGATCTGGATACCGCACTAGCCTGCCACACATGAAATTGGATTGGCACTCCTTATCCACTACTAATGCCATCACAATTTCAACTCTGTCTGGATCATCTGCAGGACGAGGGATGACGCCTTCACGCATGGCTTTAATCACATCATCCTTGGTTAATCCTTCACCTCTTTCTGGAGGTGACTGCCAGGCTGTGGCGGTAAACCAGACCCAGTCAGGGTTGGTCACCTGAATTGATTTGTATATCACCTGAGCGCACAATCGTTTCTGTTGATCGTCTTCCATTAGATCCAGGAACATAATTGCGCATTCGTGGTTTTTATACAGATGCAATATCGGTGGCCAATCCCCGTCTGGCTCCAGTGTTACGCCGAAATCCTCAATAATCTGCTGGACTTCATATGGCGTGAGCATCAGTGGTGATGGTGGGTATGCGATGCCCCGGCGAATGCCATGGCATGCTGGACATGGTGCACCAGCGAGATCACCTTGGCTTTCAGCGCTGCCGTCACATCCCTCAGGAAGTTTTCAGCATTCGCGTGGTTCGGGCCACTGATGATCCCTGGCACATCAAATTTGATTTTGCCATCTTTCATGATGTCCACTTTGATCAAGTCCTTCGTGAAGGGCTTGGTCAGCTCCAATTGCCAGCGGCCTTTCTCTTTCACCAGCCAACCGAATTTCTCGGCCTGCTTTTTGATGATCTTTTTGCTTTCGATCCGCTTTGGCGATTTGGGTTTCGATTTTGGTTTGTCCTTGGGCTTGATCCGCTCCCTCTGGACAACTCTCATTGTTGCGCAGCTCATGGCTATCCTTTCTTGCCGAACAAGCCTTTGTGTTCTACTGGCGGAGTCGGCTTCGGTTCAGGGTTTGGAGTGAACGTGTAGACCCCTGGGTGCTGGGTTGAGACGTATTTTCCAGACGCGTTTTTACGCATCTTATCTACGCCAGTTCCCATGGCATGACTGACGATGGTCATGTATTTACAGGAGTCTGTGAGGCTGATATTAAACTCATGCGATTTCTCGCAGGCCACTTCGATCTCAGCTCCGGTCCATCCGTTATCATCTGGCCGAGTGTGATGATGAAGGTTGAACTTCTTCATGTAGATCTGCCAGATCCTCTCTTTCTCTTCCTGGGTAGGCAGATCGCCAAACCAGATCCCATGCTTAAACCTCCGTTTGAGCTCTGGCCTCAGGATCGAGATATCGTTACAGGTGGCAACAAAGAACACTCTGTTGCCGCCCATGGCTTTGATCACCTTCACGAATGACCGCATCCGGGCCTCTGAACTGCCGACCCAGATATGTTTCATTGCGCCAAGATCCGCTTCTACGGTCAACGCTCCGGCTTCACCGCCGAACGCTTTACTCAACTGCGATTTGCCGGTGCCAGGAAAACCGTAGATGATCAAGCCGGTCCAGAAGTTGTTCTGCATTTCGGTCAAGAGAACCTTCAGCTGGTCAGTGGTGACACCGCTTGTGTCGGTGCCCGCTGCAGCCATCGATTTCTCGATCTCATCCAGAAACACTACTAGAGCCGGTTTACTACCGCTTCTGGCGATCCTGCGCAGGTAATCCTTGATATTGTCGTTCCCGCCGATGTCGTCAAACGTCGGCCCGCTACGGTGGATTTTAAGGCCCACCGATGATTCGATCTTGGCGATCTTACGATCCCAGAGTTGATCCATGTCGACTACGGTCTTGCCGCGACGACCTTTGCTGATCGACATCCGGATGATCTGCTCGATCGCAAACGGAGCTAGTCCAGAAGTGGCATCCACTATTGCTGGCATCGTTTTACGAGTCGGTTTGCGTACTCCGCAGCTGACGAACGTCTTGGTGATGATCGATTCCAGCTCTTTATCTCTGGGAAGCTGTTCATCCAGAATGATGATATCATGCTGGAGTTCATCCGGGATATGGTATGTCGGAGCGAAGAGCACCAGCATACTTTTGCGTTTCCGGAAGTGATCGCGAACGTTCCATATAGCTTGGATGCAAGGCGCTGCCAGAGCACCCGGAAGCATCTTGTCCGTAAACATGTGAGCGTTGCTCATCACCAGAATGGTGTTTTCCGGAAGAGCTTTGACCTTCATCAACATCTCTACCGGATTACCGGTGGCCAGAACGGCGTTGATTGAGCCATCTGGCAACTGGTTCATTTTGTTAACAGCTTCAGTTGCCTGTGGAGTAATCGTGGTCGCTCCGTTAATGACGTCCCACTGCACGATCGGGTTGGATGGATACATTATCTTAATCGCCCTCATCGTGCTGGCAGGATCAGGAGTGTTGATCGCCAGAAGTGGCACATTGGCGTTCTTGGCGACCGTAAACTGCTTGATCATGTTCCCATTAGTGACTTGCATTGGTCCTTTCAGTTTTGAGTTTGTTGATTCCGATACCGAGACAGATACCGGCTGCCACGAACATGGCGTGATGGCCAAGTTCGGTTACGCCGTCGAGTACCACCCCTATCGCTCCAAAGATGAAGGCCAGCATGAGCAAGCCCACGATGTGCACTTCGTTTTTCGGCTTCTCCGGTTGAACCGGCGGTTTAGGCTGGGGTGTCTGTAGGTGTGTCGGTAACTGCAGGTGTGTTGGTAGTTGTTGTTGGTTCATTTTGTCCTTCTGGTTTCTGTTGCTTGCGTTTTGCTCCGGGGAGAATGTCTTCTAACGTCGGTGCTGCTGACGTAAATTCGCCTGGCTTCAGTTTCCTGAAACCACGCGAGAGAATGAGGTACCGTTTCCCTTGGTACCGGATCACATCTCCCATCGATACTGACGGGAGTTGTTGCGGTTGGAAGTCGTTCTGACCGTGATATAAAATCAGGTCGAGTATGTTATCGACTTTTTGTCTTCCCTTTAGCTTTGCGTCCGGGACGTTGACGGTCCTTATTTTTCCGTTTTTGAACATTCGCAGTTCGACTTGGTATTTCATTTTTCCTTTCAGGTTTTGGGTTGTAGATCTTGCAGCATCCATCACATCCGTGTCCTCCATATTCACGGAATTCTCGATAGATCTGATAAGCTGCTGGTGCAGGATGTCCCACATTGTGTGGGCACACCCATTCGATTAATCCTGTCTCACGCTGAACCTGAGTCCAGCCTTCTGGAATCCCATTCAATTAATCACCTCCCTTCCAGGTTAATTGTTTAAGTTGCACATCAAACGTTCTGATCGCGCTCAGGTCCCAAATGCAACCCGACGCACAATCCCAGCCGTAATACCACATGTAATCCATGCGGCGCTCCCATAAATATGGGGTGATTATGATTCCCTGCCAGCGTGGATAGACCTTGGTCCAATCGAGCCATCGGGGAGGACCATGCTCCCACGGCCCTAGACGCGCTTTAAACGCGTTATGGAACTTGTCCAATTCCTCCACATTGCGGATTAAAAGGACATTGGCGTCTGTCCACAGCTCTACCAGGTGCTCATAGACCAGACTATCGGTTCCCCAATCTTCACCGGTAGTCCAGGCCCGCCAGCCGAAGTCATCCTCATCTGACACCCACAACCCATTCGGCTTAAAATATGAGTCTCGATCTTTGATTGGATAAACACGGTTGCGATCTAAAGTGATTATTTCTTTGCCGTGTTTGATCAATCTCATGATGGATTGCCGGATCGGAATGACTTCAGTATCTCAGTTTTCCAGAGCACCTCGTCTTTATCGCTGACCTTCTTCAGAGATCCCCGGATGCCTTCCAGGACGGCCTTGGCGAAGACCGCCTCATGAAGGGTGCCGACGTCTCTGGCTTGAATTCTGGTGGTGACGGAGCCATCGGGAACCTCCTCAATTGTTACTGTTATCTGGATAGCCATCCTTCTTCTCCTTCCTGACTACGACAGCGGTCAATTGATTCGGATCGTTGGTGTCTGTGCCCTCTTTCCTGTCGATCTCTTCGACAGTGTTGGCCAGATCTATCAGGAACTCTCCCATGATCCGGCTGACCCGTGGTCCAGGCTGAAACGCTTTGAGCGTCAGCATCAATAGGGTGCACATTTTCTGTTCATCTTCATTTGGGAGTTTCTTTGTCTTCATCACCAACCGGTTGATTACCGATCTCAATGCTGTGTCTCGCTCATCGCTCCACGCAGTGACTTGTTTTTCTCCTTCTTCTGGTTTCATTTTCATTTCAGTGTTTGTCCTTTGCTTGGGTGCCGGTTTATCCGGTCCTTTATAAAGTTAATAGCGTTGATTTCTACCGCCTCAAGAAACTCGTTGCTCACACGGTCGAATTTGTGAGCACGAGTCGCCTGGGCGTAATTGAGAGCTATGCGTTTAACGCATTCCCTCGAAGTGGCTCTGGTGGCCTTTCTGGCACGTTCCTTGGCATCCATACGTTTCTCTGCTCCAGGTTAATTGATCCACATGGTATAGACGCTTCATCAGGTCTTTATGGGTCTCCGAGCAACCAGGTTCGGTCAGGTACAGATAGTCTGATCCCTCCGTCTTCATTTCAATCAGCACCTGGACCGCATGTTCACACGCTTCCCTGAGTTGCGTATCTCCGTCAGCATACTCAATGCCACGGCTCATTGGATGCGCTGCGTGCCATCTCTGCTGCACCTTGGCCATGAACTCGTTCCCGTTGACTTTATTGGACCCTAACTCCGCTACCGCGAACCGACGCATGCCATCGGCTCTAGCCTTTCGGGATGACCATCCACGGTCATTCATTCTGATCCCGAAACTTACTACCTGATCATCTACACAGAATATAGGATGATCGTTGTATTCAATGTGATTGCAGGCTTTGCTCACAGCCTGTTGTACACAGAATGTGTTCAGATTGTTGCCTGCACCGTTTTCCAAACCTCCAGTGATGATGTTCAGCACCTTCTCAATAATGTCTTTTGTTATTTTCATATTTCCCTTCATTGTTGATTGTTTGGTTTGCCCTGGAGGGGGGTGGTGGCCTATTGTCACCCGGGCCACCTGCGGGGTATCCACCTCAATGTTTTTGCTTCAGGATGGCCAGAAGCAATCGGATATAACCGAGTGCGATCCGGCGCTGCCTTGATGTCATTTTCATTTTTAGGTTGCGGCAGACGCTCATGCCGGTCTGCCAGCGGCTCTCCTTTTTACTACCGGCGAATGGGCGAGGTAGTTGGCTTGTTTAGCCGTATGACCCGGCTGCCAAACGAATCCGAACCGGAGATCTTTCCGGACACGCCGTTGCTGTAACGGAAGTATTGAGTCCCGAACGAATCCGGACCCGAAATCTTCCCCTTGAATCCATTAGGCCCACTGACATAGCGAGCCCCGAAGGAATCAGGTTTACTGACTCTGTAGTCCTGGCCGACCGCGCATTTGGCTAGGATCACTCCAATTAAAGCTGCGATTGTGCAGCCGAGGAAGAACTTCACAGTTTCTCCTTTCGCTTAGCTTTCCGATTGCGGATCAGCTTGTAGACCCGCATACCGGCAGCGATAAGTGTAGCGAGTGCGAACGCAACCGTTTCCACTTCATCCTGCTGGAAGTAAGGCCAATGCCGATGGATCTTCTTGATCCTGGTGGCCCGACGTTTTTTCTTACGAGGCTGAACAGCCTCTTGAGGTTGAGACATAATGTCCTCCTTTTGATTTCAGGTTTCTGTTACATTCGATGACCCTGAAAGGATCACCGACACATCAGCACTGGTTGCCCAATGCTGACGGTGTCGAGGATCAGTTGAGCCGATACTCTTCTGCGATCTTGTCGATCTGATGGTCAACCAGCGTTTTGACTGAGCTGGAGACCTCTCGCATGTTTGGAGGACCCTCTTTCTCTTGCCGGGTCTTGGGTGCCCATTTCAATATGATCTTGGTGAGCCCATCATTAGACTTCCAATACTCGGTGTAGTCACCAACGAAGCGTCCATCTTTGCCTCGTCGGTCGTACTCGCATTTTTTGTCACGGGAATACCGGACAAATCCTGCGGCACACAGGAGGGTTCTTACAATGCATCTTTCTTGTGTTGTCATGGTTTTTATTTCAGGTTTTGGTTTCTGTTGCTTCTAACAATTAATCCCAGGCGCGATTGCGTCTGCGCTGTGCTGCTTCTCGCTGATCAGAACTGACGTGAAGTTTCGCTTCAGCGTTGTGAACGCACTTGTGCCATCCCTTCAGATAGAGCGGCGCGTGATGACCAGATCTGCTATCCCAGATGTATCCATGAGCGTAAGTTCCTTCCTGCCTGCCGCCGATATTGATGGCCGTTAACGCGACATGCGTGGTATTGCCCAGAGTTATCCTTTTGGCTTGTCGAGCTAACCTGGACAAATGCTTGGTCATTCGTCTTCCTGTCTTAACGAAGAACCATTCGCCCTGCCGTTGTGCATTGGCAGGCACCCCTTTCGGTCGCAGGACACTGTGAGCTGACCGGATGGATTTAACTTTCTTGGGAAGCGGCGAGATGAAGTTCGCCGTTTCATCCATCCCAATTAAGAGGTGGTTCACGGTTCGGTTTGGGACTGTCGCTGTGACTCGCGCCCAGCAATGATAATATGGCGATCCACCATTGTACCTTTCGAATTTCTTCGTCCTGAACTTGTCTTCCGTCCACTGGGTGCCGAACGGCATCGTCATAGGGAAGTTGTTCCTGAACTGTTTTTCTAATCCTTTCAGGGTCGGTTCTTCATCAGCATACTGAGAGATTCGCACCGTTCTGCGGACCACTCTACTTCGTTCACGGATAGTGGCGGCGACCTGTCGATGTCTGACACTTCCGACCACTTCCACTCTGGCCGTGCCCTGATTGACGAGCACGGTGCCTTCTGCCCCTTCTTTCTTGCGCCGATCGATTGTGATCGCAAACACATCCAGCCCCGCCGGGGGTCGTCTGTATTCACGGGCTTTGATGTTTCGTTTCTTTAATTCTTTTACTAGGTTCATTTTTCCTTTCTGTTGTTGTTTGGGTTGCGTTCATGGGGGAAATTGACAGAGAGACGTAATTCATGGCTGATGGCGGACTACTCTTGATCTATCGGTCGATGCCGACCGATAAACTCCTGGAATTGCAGGAAATGATGTGGGACCAGATGACCAGTATGAAGGATTACACCTCCATGACGGCTGGAGCTAAATCTTGGACCCGAGACTTCAGACAATTAGCCGGACAACTGGAAGCACTCACTTTCGTTTTGAACGAACGCGGCAGTGGAGGGAAAGTCGGCTATGATTCAGTTGGTGTTGTTGATTTCAGCTGCCAGAGCATTAACCGTCGTCCTGGTGACACGGAAAACCTGAACTACTAATGGCTCTTAAAAAACCGCAGGAACGGCTCAACGCCTGGGATAAAGTCCGATCATTCTTCGATCCCATGCAGGGATTGATTCGGATGAAAGCTCGCGAGATCGAAGCCAACATCCACGAGTTTTCTTATGGATACAACGAAAGTCCTATTGCCAGGGGCGGCAGCGGCGGCATGTACGCTCATGCTTCGGCTGAGACCTGGAAGAGTGCTCGCGATCGACTGAAAATGATATGGGACGCTCGCGACCTGTGCATGTACGATTTTGTGGGTGGCATCATTGCCAGGATCATCATCTACGTCTGCGGCCAATGCCGAACTAAATCTTTAACCGGTGACGAGCAGGTCGACCAGATGTACGACGATTACTTCCACGGCTGGTGCGGAGATGAACCTGCACCCGATGGAACGATGAGATGCGATTTAAGTGGACGCCACAGATTCCTCAAAATGCTGCAGATGGCGTTCTGGGGTTTCCTGGTTGACGGAGATCACGGACTACTGGAAATTGCTCCCCTCGAATCGCCTACAGGTGAATACTGCTTGCAAGCGGTGGAAGCCGACCGGTTGGGTAGCCCTCTTGAGCAACTGGTTCAAGAGAACTATGTCTCGGGAATTGGTATTGATACGGTCACTGGGCGTGTCCAATTCTACCGGATTTTCAGACGCACCCGCACTAATCAATATATCCTCGATCGGGAAGTTGCACCGGATGCTTTCATCCATGTGCACGACCCTGACAAACCTGACGAATATCGTGGCCGAACCAAACTGCTCCGACTCCTTAACGACGCTAGGGACATCAGAGAATGGGTCGAAGCAGAGAAAAGCGCTGGTAAAACTCAGGCACAATGGGCGGCTCTTGTCGGCGTAAGAGACGTATACCAAAACCAGAGCGGCGCATTCGCCTGGACAGACAAAACTCCGGAAGGCACTCCCACACAACCCGCCAAATGGGGTCAGATCATGAAGATGGCCGAAGGCGAAGTCTTCGATATGCTGGCTCCACCAGCACGGCCTTCCGGAGCTTTCATTTCTTTTGTGGAGATGCTTCTTCGCAAGATGGCTGTTTCCCTGGATCTGCCGTATGGATTCATGTGGAACCTTGCCACCCTTGGCGGTGTGACGGCGAGAATAGAGGTTCAACAAGCCTTGCGCCGGATCGATTATTGGAGGAACACTGTCCTGGTTGGTAAAATACTTAACCGGGTTAGGGAAAAGGTTATCGCTAATGGAATCGCTTTACAGATATTGCCGCCGCACCCACTCTGGCGAAAATGCGAATGGCACTGGGGACTCTCCATCCAAACAGACGTGGGCTATGAGATGGAATCGGATATCGCAGCGTTACAGACTGGAATCGTGCCAATCAACGATGTCTGCGAGAAATACGGTCACGATCCGAAAGAGGTATTCGATGCGAACGCCACTACTGCAAACGAAGCTATTGTCTCTGGCAGTGAACACGCTATTCCTGTTGAGGTATTTGCACGGGGCCTTTATCCGGATATTACCATGCAGAGAGCAGCGATGGTCACTGGTCCTGTGCCACCGCCTGAACCTGGCTCTATTGAAGCTCTTGGCGATAAGGGCGTCAAACAACTCGTCGACCTCCTCAAGGCTGTAGGTGACGGGAAGATAGATGCTGATGCTGCAGAGCAGACATTGATCAATACTTTTGGTATCCCGCCAGAGATGGCCAAGAAGATGGTACCAGAACCGGATCTATCTGTGATCAAAGCGCTCCATCCAAAACCTGCTGCTCCTGGTGCAGGGAACGGGTCTAAGCCTGGTGCTGCACAGAAAAAAAGATCGAAGTCAGCATATGCCCGGAAGTAGATGGTTCCCACTATTGTTTTTTTGTCTTTTGCCTCGAACCTGACTTTTTCCGAAATTTTGCATAATTGGTGGCGAAATTGACATGCCCTACTGATACGTGTTCGACACCTCCAATCCTGTGCCCCGTACTGAGGGTAAACGCGCCCTGAATCGGTTGGCGCGCAAACTTCGCAGCGAAATCAGGTTTGCTACCAAGACATGGATGCCTGTGCTTCCATCTCCAAAGCCAGGTGAGATCCAGGAAGCTTATGACCCTGGCAGCATGTACAACATCTCACCTGAAGGCCGAAGAATCAGGGAAGCAGTGCTCTACAAAAGGCCAGCAAAACAACTCCGTATCCATGGAGCCATGGCTGGCGCTGACATAGGAAAGCCGCAGGTCACTTACAAAGTTATGCGACCACTAGCCCCTGGGCAGNCACAGCCATATTCTACTCCTAAGGGCATGCATTGGGCTACTGTTGGTAAGCTCGACATCCAGCGNGGAGAAGCTTTTAAGGAACAGCCTACCTACAGGCGCAACAGGTTGGATTGGAGCAAATACGTTGGCGCTCATGTCGAGAACCAGCTTGTTGCCGAACGCAAAAGACTGCAGATGGCTGGAGTAGCTGAGACCATTGGAGAAACCAGGAAACGTCTCCATGGTCAACTGACGCGGGACTTTCTGGCGCAGGTTCGCGAACAATACGCTGGTGAGCGGATGAGTAAAAGCCAGCTGCGCGCTGCTACATCCAGGCACATTGAAGGCATGATGCGGGGTGCCCGGGATTACATGGCTGGCGGACTACGCCAGAGCCGGGCAATCATTCGGGCCCGTGGAGTAGATCCACTGTTGGCCAGGGCTCATCCGGAGCGAATGGTTGAATATAAAAGACGTCTGGAAGCTGCCACGCCTGCTCGTCAGTTGGAGTCTAAAGCTACCAGAGGCTTCATGGTAAATCAGCTCAACGAGATCGCTGCCCGTGGCATGAATGTCGTTGCTCAGGAGAAAGAATCCGATTGGATGTTGAAGCGTGATAAACTACATCTTCACAGACAAATGATTGCCAGCCCAGAGTGGGCACAACGATCAGGACTCTCTCCAGAGAAACTGCAGGAAAAAGTGGCAGAGGCTGACGCAGCTTTGGAAGAACATTTCAATCTTCGCAGGACCCAGGCTGAAATCAAAGATCAAGCCAGCAGGACTGTTGCGCTGTTACACGACAAACCTGAATCCTGGGGTGGCACTCCTTTATCCAAAGAGAACGCTGAAACCATTGCTGACATCCTGCAGAAAGGCAGCAAGAGCGGTAAACCAATCACTGCCGAACACGTTAAACGTATCAAATCCCATTTCGATGATTTGTATGCTCGCACAGCCAATGTAGAGGGTGTCCAGAAAGGTTTGCTGGCCAGGGGCGACATCTTTAAGAAACCGATAGCAACAGCTCGCGCCGGATACCCACACCTTGGTAAACTCGGGGTCGGTGCTGGAATAGCCGGGATCGCGGCTGGCGGGTTGGTGCTTCGTTCGTATTTCAAACAACGTAAACGAGAGCGTCAGATGTCCAGTCGTGGCCGAGTAATCCAGTTCGCAAAGAAGTTCGGTGATCTACCGGAAGACATGCAGAAGATCATCAACGTGGCTTTCGACAAGATCGCCATGCAAGGATACTACGAAGCCAAGAGGAAAGCCGCAGCTACTGGGGCCAAATCTACGAACATCGTAGTCAATAAGCGTCTTCGTCGCAGGGCTGCATTAACGAAGCTGAAACGCAAATGGGGCACAGAATTTCTCCAGAAAGTCCTGGCTCATCCCGAACTCCCAACCCATCCGAATGCTCCAAACTGGAAAACGATGTTTGAGCATAAACAGGCAGAGAATCTGATGCTCAGGAGACAACAAGCAACTCATGCCCATATCCGTGCTGAAACTCTGAAAGAACAAGAATCGATACTTGGCGCTCAAGCCAAAGAACGGGAAAGAGAAAGTTATACCCGTGGGATTCAATCAGGCAAAGAAATGGCGAAAGCGTCGGCCCAATCTGCCTATGAAAAGAGAGCCGACGAACTGGCTGCTGCCATTGGTGAACAGAGCGAAAAGCGAGCCAGACGCCTTAAATGGATTGCTGGTGGGACGCTGGGTGCCGGTGCGATCGGTGGATATGCACTTGGCAGGCACGATAAAGCTTCCCATGAACGTCACGATGCTCTGGCAATCATGGCATTGACCAAACGCAGAATGGCTCCACGGCAACCCAGACAGACCACGCCTCCCGGATTCACCATCACTATTGGTGGGATAAACGGGAACAAACGACGCAACGTGGAGTTTGCTGCCAACGACGATGACGAAGGTCCTGAATGGTTACGGGAATGGGCACACAAGAAGCTTTACGGGAGAGACTACAGCACACTGGGGCAAGCTCAGAGGGTCAAGAAATATTATGGCCGCACCCACCGGTTGATCCGTGACATCAATATCAAACGCCAGGGATTACCAAATCTCGATCCGCGAGGTCGTGTACGAAAGAACGAATGGGAAAAACCATGGGTAGCCGGTGCCCTTACCACTGCCGGATTGGCCAGCCTGATCTTTGGTGGGAAGAGAGCTGTTAGATTTCTCAGAGAAGCTTCTCCACAGAGCAGGATTGGTCAGCTCGTTGAAGGATTTAGGCGTGGCAACGTCCCAGGAGTCAAAGCTAAGGGATTAGCAAAGGTCGGCGGTTTTTATCATGGTATCGGTGAAGAACTTAAGCGGTGGCGCGATAAACCATTGCACGCGAAACCGAAGTATGAATACTCGAAGTTTGATCCTGTAACCGGCAAAATGAAAAGCGAAGAGCAAATAAAACGGGAAATAGCAAAGGCGAGCAATGTCGAAGTCCTGGAAGAAATCGCGAAACGCCGAAAGATTCATCCATGGGAGAAAGGCGCAGGTGAAACAGGTTTCCGATCTGTCTTGCAAGAGATCCGATTCAGAGCTCTACCGGATCTTGAGCCTCCGCCTTACCTGCCAAGCCGAACCCTGGTTGCCCGCGATCGCTACATGAAAGCAATCCATGAACGCGACATCGCCAGGGCTAATCGGTTATATGCTCACGCTGCTGCGATCGGCGCTGGTGCTGGAGCTCTACTGCGTGGTAAACTTCCAGTTGGTAAAGCCGCCGTTATTGGAGCTGCAGCCGGACTTGGAACACAGAAAGCAGCTCGAATCATTGGAAAAACTACCAGAGATCAATTTGGTGAACGCAGCGTAACCGGTAAACGAATCGAAAGGACGCCAGGTATAGTTGGCGTTGGCGCTATCGGAACGATACTGGCTCGTAGACTTTGGAAGGGTAAAATGCTGCTTTCTGCTCGTGGTCGACCGATCCAGTTTGCTTCACGTCCGTCTCGCGAAGAAAAAGAGGATCTACCTCGCGACATAGCTATTGGCGCAATTGAGGCTGGAGCGGCATTCCCATTCACTGAACGAGCAGTCCGTTATCTGAGACCCAAGGGTGGACCAGGCAAAATCCTTGCAGCTGGCATTGTTGGCGGTCTGGCTACTGGTGGAATTGGATACGGCATCAATAGAACCCTCAAAGCGATCAGAGAACGCCGAGAAGAACGAAGAGCGTACAGACGCGCACATCCTCGATTCAGTTGGATGTTTAGCGCCACCGGAACACCTCGAAAACGACTTGGCCTAACGAGTGGTTTGGTTCGGTTCGAAGAACCCAAACGCAAACATAACCTGCTTGCCGGAGCAGCGATCGCGTCTATCGGCATTCCTCAAGCCAGGGGCGCTTTCAAGTTTACCCGTGCAGCTCTCAATCCCAGGATTGGAAGGTTTACTGGGAAAGGCACCCACTACGGGAAGATGGTAGCTGATTACCTGGAGGGGTCACAACAGGTCTTGAACCGGGGACCGATCGGAAAACTGGCTGGTGTAGTGCTGCGTAATCCTCAGGCTGCTCCGGTCAAAAAGGCTGTCAAATGGATCGGGGGAGGCAGCAGCGGGGTCAACAAATTGAACCGAGAGCATTTCTCTTCATTCAGGGCTTCCCCGACAGAAGCTCTACTTTCATGGACAGAAGAAGTTGAAGCGGCTCAGCGCGCTGGCAGCCTCGGTGCACGTAAACATGGTCTTCAGTCCGAAGCGGCGTTTAAGCATATACGCGATTTGACCGCGAACAAAGGCTACAACGAGACTGAAGCCATTCGACATGTAGCTATGAATCCAAAGCATCAGGAATTGTTCAGGCGATTGGCGACATTTAAAGGTGAATATTTTCCGCGTTACGCTCAGATCTCCAGCGGTATTGCTGCCGCTCCATTGACTGCCGGGGCAGGTGTGGCTGCCACTAAACGTAAGAACGGAAACGCCTCGCCAAAGCGGCGATAAAGTCCCATTTCTTTTTGAGATTTGCCGATAGATCGCAGGGCGGTTTTCCTTTGCGTTTCAAGTAATACATGAAGGTCTCACAGAAATCTTCTATCGGATCTCGCATGGAATATTTGGATACGTAATCATCTGGCTCTTTGGTCTGACCAAAAACACTGAATCCCTTCAAATATTGGATCTTTGGGTAATGGAACAGGAGCGCATGTCCGTACTCATGTCTGAGCATGTCCCTGACGTTCCGTTTCTTGGATTGCAGGATTGGAACGAAGATCCTGCCATCTTGGGTAAAATACGCTTGTTTGGTAAGGCTCGGCATGAGAGTGCGAGCTGCCTTTGTTTTCATAATCTTTTTAGTACCGAACCCTAGTGTTTTCAGTTCCCTGCGAACATGACGCAGGGAATTCTTGAATAAAGTTTCACTTATTGGTGCCATATCGGTCCCGTTGACATATTGGTTAGTGTTTAATGACGCGAGGAAAACGTGGTACTTATCCCGGAGTCAATTTTGAGCCTCCATACGATCCGGCCAACGATCCAGAGCTTCGTACTAAAGAGAGCCTCAAAAGAGCTGCCGTGATCGGGGGGACGACTGTTGGTGTCCCGGGCTATCTCTATGCCCGTGGACTGAAAGGAGAGAACAAGTGGAGTTCTATCCCAACCAAACTGAAGAGGGCTGAAGTATTCAGGAAAGCATTTGCCGGAGGCGCGCCACCACCAGTCGGGCACACTACCCAGGGTATTGTTTCAGCGATGCGCAAAGGGGTAGCGGCATCTGCAATCGATGTTGCCACTGCTGGACGAACCGTGTGGGAAAACTTGAGAGCAGCTGGAAGAGGAATCCGTGGTACCAAGCTCTCCGCCAGACATAGCAAACTGGTGGAACTTAATGCTAAAATGGACGGTATGATACAGTTTGCTAATAGCTCTTCGGTCACCAGCGCCCTTGCTGCACAGCTGGCCATGGAGCCAGACATTACCAGACCCTATGTGCATCATCGCCGCAAACCCGATGATAAGAAAAAGCAACTGCCAAAGCTGGGGGCTGTTTACGGAGTGGGCGGATTAACCGGTGCTGGAATTGCCACAGGCAGTCTCGCCACACGCAAAGCACTCGGTTGGACTGGCGGTAAACTCGCCAATATCTACCGTCTTATCCGTGGCTGAATACGTTGACATTACTGACTGTCGGAGGTCACCATGAAATCCAAAATTGAACGACTAATTGAACTCAACTCCAAGCTGGACAAGGTTATCGAATTTGAGTTAACCGACCAGGATGACTTACGGAAATATGCCACTGCTGGGACTGGCGTGGCTGGTGTCGGCGCACTTGGCGCAGGTGGACTTTACGTAGCCGGTGCGCGCAGGCAAGGTGTCCAATGGGGAAACTTGGGCTCAAAGATCTCGCGAGACATTTCCGCCGGTAATGTCGGAAAGACTTTTGTTCGCGGAGCAAAATATACTGGTGGCTTGGCTAAAGGCCTTGGAACCAGTGCCTTGAATTTCATTAAAGGCATCAGACTGAAGTGATGTGTCTTCGGTTATCCAGCTCCATGGACTGCTCGATCGTCTGATTGAGTTCAGGACGGTTACCTGGGAAGACAACCCGCTCTATCCAGAGGACGTAAAATCGTCCGTTCAAAAGATTCCAGTCAATAAAATCATTTCTCATCAGGAGACAGTCAAAAAGCATATCGTCGAGGAATACAAAAAGAAACCCGGCAAAGCGCTTCCAACGGTTCACAAGGCAGGTGGCAAATACTATGTCGAGGACGGAAACCACAGGATCGCAGCCAGGATAGCCAAGGGCGAAAAGACTGTCCGGGTCAAGGTGCTNGAAAAAGACTTATCCGCCAAGCTGGATGATGTGATCGANTTTCGATTGTTCCAGCCTAAAAAAAAAGATAAGCAGACCCCTGAGCAGCTGCCGCTGACTGAGGGAGAAATTCTTGATTACGTAGAGCAAGCGCACATCGCCAAACGCGCAGGCCCGCATTTGGACCTGCGCATTGGCGATAAGAGGCGCGGGATGTATAGCTGGGCAACGAAGAAACCGCTGCCGGAGGAGGGGCAGAAGATTCAACTTCATCCCCAGCCCATACATCCACAGCACTATAACACTTTCCAGGGAGAGATACCGTCTGGCTACGGAGCTGGAAGTGTATCGACTCAGCATCTGGGCAAAGCTTTGGTCACCCGACATGATCCTGAGCAGACTAATTTGACCGTAGTATCTAAACGCGGTCCGGTCAGATTAGCCCTACTGAACACCAAACTCGGACGTCTACTTGTCCGGGAAAAGCATCCAGAAATTGAAGCGCACAAACCGAAGATGAAAACTGTGCAGCCGGAGAAGGCCGAAGGATTTCTGAAGAACCTTCCGGAAGGCACGGTGGTTCAGCCAAAGGTGGACGGCGCGCTGGTATTCGTCAGCACCAAAGGCGGCGAACCAGAGATCCATTCCTATCGTAAATCAAAGCACACCGGGAAGTCGATTGTGCACACCGAGCGATTCTTCAAGGGTCGACCACGGGTAGATATACCAAAGGAACATCAACGCACCTTTATGGGTGAACTGTTTGGGTTGCGCGGGGGTAAGGCGATACCACCCCAGGAGTTGGGNGGTATTCTGAATGCCCACATAGGCAAATCGTTAGANCGACAGCGATCACAAGGAGTGCAACTAAAAGTAATGCCATTCGACTTGGCGGACCGAAAGGGTTCATATCCGGAAAGATTATCAAAGNTGCAGGANACAGTTGCCCATCTACCTCAGGACAAATTTCAACTCCCCGAAATTGCTACTGATAAACAAANCGCCTTGGCTTTATTCAGGAAGATCCGGGCAGGACGCCATCCCATAACTCAAGAAGGAGTGGTTGCCCACCCTCCTTCAGGTAAGCCTGTCCGGATCAAAAATTACAAAGAATCAGACGTTAAAATATCGGGCACATTTCCAGGANAAGGTAAATTCGCCGGGATGCCAGGCGGATTCACATATAAAACTAAGAGCGGAGAGCATGGTCGTGTAGGTACAGGATTCAGTGATCAGACCAGAGCTGAACTGGAACAGTATGTTGGACGGACTGCGCGTATCAGGCATCAGGGTCGATTCCCTGGTGGTAAATACCGCGCCCCGAGTTTGATCGCAGTTCACGAATCAAAGAATTGACACAAGGAGCTCAGATATGCCAGAGAAACTCGAACGCGAATTAAAAGCCAAAGCCGCCAAGAAAGATTGGAGCGAGGAACGCAAAGACGCTTATGTCTATGGCACGCTTCGCAAGACCGGTTGGAAGCCTTCCCGTGAAAAGAAAAAGGAAAAACAGATGAGCGTTCCGGAAAAGATAATCCAGCTCAACAAGAAGATGGACGACTTGATCGAGTTCGGTGGCGCTCCAGGAGATCCTACTGCTGGCATGTTTGGTTGCTACCAACCGGTAGATCCGATCGCACAATCGTATGAAGACGCCTCCCAAGTGTCGGCATTGCAGAGGCTTAAACTCAAGATCGCTGCCCTGAGAGGCATGGGTCTTCACTCTGATGGCACATTTCAGTAATACCAAAAAGCTTCTCGGGATCGGTGCCGTGGGAGCTGGAGCTGGCGTGGCTGGTATTGGTGCTTATCACGTTATCCATACTGCCAGGAGGCAAAGAGAATGGCGTGAAAAAGCCAAAGATAGAGATCGTCTAAAACTGGCCCACGATATTTACATCGATAAATACGGAGCGATGTATCCCGCTGCTCATCCAGGAATGAAGCGCGCAAAGATCACTGAGCTTAATGCTAAGCTGGATTATCTGATTGAGTTTGGTGAATATCCAATGTCAGTGGTGAAATCTGTTTGGCGGAAGTTAGCGGCTAAACCGAAGTCTCGATACTGGTCGTCATATCCCCAGAAGATTATCAAAGATCAAAAAAAGAAATTTCAGCCCAAATCGTCATTACCAACGGAGTTATCATCCAAACTTGATGATCTTATTCAGTTTGCCGTAGATCCTCGACCACGCAACGACCTTGGGATGTTTACCGACCAGGCAGAAGGTGGACCAGATCCAAATGCCATGGTCAGGGTTTATCACATGCTTCCACCTCAGCAACAGCAATCCAGCGTTGGAAGATTAATCGATACAGGGGTAGGCGCTGCCGTAGGTGCCACAACCGGTACAGCGGCAACGCTGGGGATCAAAGCCTTGAGTGACAAACTGAAAACTGCGAGACGAAGACTGAGGAGATAAACCTATGGGCTTACTTGAAATCATCTATTGGGTACTTCTGGTCCTTTGGGGACTGGGAGTCATTTTTGGTCCTGAATGGCCATGGTGGCCGAGAGCCAGCTGGGGCATTGTCCTTGTGCTGTTCATCATCATCGGCATCAAGATGCTAAAACCAAACTTGTAATGTACACCGTCCTTATCGTCATCCTCATCCTTCTGCTCATTGGAGCGTTGCCGCGTTGGGGGTATAGTTCTGGGTGGGGATATTGGCCCAGTGGCGGTCTGGGTCTCGTAATCCTAATTATCCTGATCCTTCTGTTGGCGGGTCATCTGTGATTGACATTTTCTTCTGTCTGCATGGCAGACAACGGAGAAATCAAATTTCATTCAGACCAGATCTTCGCTGGTCAGACGGGTATCATAGATTACGAAAACGGTGTAATACGTGGCGTATCGCTGATTACCGGCGGCATCGAAGCCGAAGGGCACAATCTCACTGTTGACGACAAGACTCTGAGTGAGCTCCAGGGTTGTGCCAAAGCACGAGGAAAAGTACCGGTTCAACTGGATCACGGTAGCGGGATTAGTGGAACGTGTGGTTATCTCACTGGATTCCGGGTCGATGGGAACAAGCTTCGAGGTGATCTGCATCTTTTGACTAGCCATGAGGAAACTCCAAAGATTTTGGAACGCGCTGAGAAAATGCCTGACTGCTTTGGACTTTCGGTTGCGTTTAAAGGTCCACCCAAAGGCGTTCCGATTGGCGGTGGGAAAATGGCGGCACGCTGCGAAAAGCTACTATCGGTAGACCTGGTCACGCGTCCTGCAGCAAATGAAGGGCTTTTTAGTGTGCCTGAAAAAGTTGACAATTCTGCAAACAACATGGCACAGGAAAACGCAGGTCAACCAACAGGCCAGCCGGTAACTCTCGAAAGTTTGGCCGCACAGCTTGCCCAACTTACCGAGCGATTCAATGAGCAAGACCAATTCAATCAGCAATTGGTCGAGCATCTGACGGAAGGCCAGCAAACGGAACAACCAGAACTCACGTTGGCTGATCTCTACGAGATGAGCGACGAAGAGCTGGCAAAACTCAACATCACCCGTGACGAGGTGAACGCTGCTGTCGAAGAAGCTCTCGCCACTGCCGAAGCACAAGGCCAACTCGCTGGCGAAACCCAAACTGGCGAGCCGGTGCCGGGAGGCGAAGGACAACCCGCAGGCGCAGAAGGCGCGGCTCCTGGTGGCCCGAGTTACACAGCTGCTGATATGAGTCCCGCAGGTGCCACTGCCGGGACGGCGATGGGTTCTTTGGAAAAAAGGATCATCCGCCTGGAAGCCAAAGACAAAGCCACACAACTTCGAAAAAAAGAAGAAGCCGAAGAGGTTCAGTTGGCCGAGATCGAAAAGAAAGCTCTGACATTGGCAGGGCAGAGGAATCAGGCCATCGAATTCGCGGAAAAGCTCCAGGCAGAAAACGACGCTCTTCGGGTAGCAGTTCGCACAGGTACACGTCCCGTGACCGCTGGAGTGGATAACGGGGTACGGATGTTCAGCGCTAACAACGGTGGCGAGCTCCACGAATTTCAACAGAGGGTGAAAAACCTCAAAGAAACCGAGAAGATGACCGAAGCCGAAGCGATTCGGTTTGCTCAGAAAGAGAATCCCGGCCTGCACGCTGACTGGGTGGAAAGCATGCAGAAACGACGGGTTGTAACCACATAAGTTCCCTCGTTAAAAGACTATGAACACAAACAACGTCCTAAGTTTACCGGCAGCCACAAACCTGACTGGCAAAGAGTTCCGGTTAGTCAAATTGACCAGTGCTGGCGTCGACCTTGCTGGAAGTGCCACGGCGATCGGTACACTGATTCGGGCTCAGGTAGTCCAGGAAGACGGAGCTTATGCTGGCAAAGCAGTAGCGGTTCAACTGTGCCCCGGCTCAATGCATTTCGCAATGATCGGAAACTCTTCGGCTGCTGTAGCCGCAGGAGCGCCGCTTACATATGACGCGGCTGTAGGCAACGAAGGAAAACTTGTTCCCGGCGGATCACTTTGCTTCGCCGTAGAATCATTTAACGCAGCAGATGGAGCCATTGTCCGGGTGATATTCCCATAACCCTCTAAGAGCAATCTATGTACAACACTACTGACAGCGTACCAAGAGCGGATATCAGCACGGTGCTGATGGAAGCTGTTGATCAAGAGAAACAGTTCATCGGTCAACTAGTTTTCCCAGCGTATCCCTCTGCAAGAGAAGTCGGTCGTTATCCGAGGTTCCGGATAGGTACCGGTGAGCTTCTGACAGGAGGCCGTAATTACGGTTCAACGCGTCGGAATGAAACTGGCTCCTACAACGAGGTGACTCGTAAGTTCGAATGGGACAGCTACCAAACAGAAGAGTTCGGCCTCGAAGAGCGCGTCGACGATGTCGTAGCCCGCCGGATGGAAAACTTCTTCGATGCTGAAGTGGTCGCTGGCAAGCTGCTCATGAACCATTTGATGATCGATTACGAGCGAGACGTCGCCGCCAAGACTTTTGATTACGCAACCTACGGCGACACCAACGCCTCGGTTCTGTATACTGAGGCGAACATCGCGACTTTTGATCCGCCTCGCGACATCAACGCGATGTTGGAACGCTTTGTGTTACAGGGTGAAACCCCCAACACGATGATCATCTCTCTGCCGCTGTGGAATCGAATCCGCAGGAGCCAGAAACTGCAGACGTATGTCTACGGTTACCTGAACGTAAACCAGGGCGGATCTCAGATCACTGAGCAAATGTTCGCTCAGGTATTCGGGATTCAGAACATCCTGATCGCCAAGAAATCCTACGATCAGGCGCTCAAAGGCAAGACTGGCATAAACAGTTTGGTACCAATCTGGGGCAACGACTTCATCGCCCTTGCGAAGATTGCTCCGGGAGATTTTATGAATGGTGGGTTTGGCCGGACAATCATCTGGGATGCAGATTCACCAGGTGGATTGTTCACCTCGGAGAGCTATCGAGACGAAAAGCGCAGGGGCAACATGCTCCGAGTGCGCTCAAACCGAGTGATCAAAGTTGTGAACACGGCATGTGTTTCGCTGTTGGATACCGGATATTCCGGAGCGTTTATCACCTGATTGGTGTAGAAGCACGAAGTAGAAGTTGCAGAGGGCCGCAAGTCGTTGTGCGGCCCTCTGAGTTTATTGACAAAACGCTTTGAATCGTGCCGATACAACCTGCCCCGCTTAATCTAAAAATCATTACCGGCATCATATTCGGGCCGGTCATTCTCAGGGCACGGGATGAAAACAATGCCCCGGTAGATCTCACCGGCTGGAAACCCTTTGCTGAGGTTCGCAAGAAACCAGGGTCGACAGTCATCATCGATTTGGCCCCGGTTCTTACTGATGCGGTGAACGGCGAGATCACGATTCCGAAATGGACTGATGAACAGACTTATGACCTTAAGCTGGGTGACTTCCAGTGGAGCTTAATCCTTGAAGATCCTACCGGCGATCGCAGAGGTCCGTATATCCAAGGCGCGTTTATTATCACTGCAACCCCGACAAAACCTCCCGAGGGCATCTAATTGACATAGCGTAATCTCACATGGCTGTACAACTTTCTGTAGCTGCACGGAACGCTCGGTTGGACGCAATCGAGACCGCAGCTGGCAACACTGCGAAACTTCAAATCAGATCCGGAACGCAACCTGCCGATTGCGCGACAGCCGACTCTGGAACATTACTCTGTGAAATCACTTTGCCGTCTGATTGGATGAACGCAGCTGCCACAGGACAAAAGACAAAGTTGGGAACCTGGAGTGGAACTGCTGTTGCTGGTGGGACAGCAGGCCACTTCCGGCTGAAAGACAACGCCGGAACAAACACCCATATCCAAGGATCAGTCGGCCAGGGTACTGGCGACATGTCTCTGGACAACACCACCATCACTAATGGTCAAACGGTGACCGTGAACTCGTTTACCTTGACCGACGCGAACGCATGATGTGGCGATCTCGCGAATTCAGAATGTCTCAGCGAATGCGACCAGTGTCGCTTTAGCCAGTACACAGGCAAACGATTTAATAATCGTTTTCGCCTACTCAATCAGCACGACGATCCCGTCATTGGTGGCGGGTTACACTAGTCTCGCTGGCACAGCTGGCACGCAACAGGCATACCGGCTGGCTTATAAAATATCTGCTGGCGGCGAGACCACTACCGGTGTGTGGACCAATGCAGCTAATGTAGTCTGCCTGGTCTATCGCGGAATCGATACAGGAGATCCGATCGGTGCGAGCGCATTGGGAACAGCAGGAAACAGTGCCGTATTAACTTTCACAGGATTCACACCGCAAGTCACTGACAATTCAAGCTGGATAGCGGGATTTGGCGGAGCGAAATCTGCCACGGCTGGCATGGGCGGTGTCCCATCTGGTGGACCGCCAACTCTAACCAATCGCACTAATCAGACCACAGTAACTGGACGCGACAGCGGCGGCTCGGCATCTTCTTCTTTTACCGCCAATTCATTGACGGTTACGACTTCAGGTCGCTGGTTCACAGCCACTGTTGAGATCCGAGCACCATTGGCGGTAATTACCGGTGACGCCAGTATCACTCTCAACACATTATCTCTCAATAGTGATGCTGATCTAACCGCTACCGGTGATTTAAGTAGCATCCTAGGCGTTCTAACCCTCAGCGCTGACGGCACAGTCAGCTCTCCCGGAATCACTGGAGACGTCAATATTACGCTCGATGCGCTCACGCTCAGTGCTGACGGGACACTCGGTGCTGCCCCGATTACTGGCAACGCCAGCATCACCTTGGGCGGATTGACCCTAAATAGTGATGCCAGCGTCCCGATAAATGCCAGTTCAAATATAACCCTTGGCGCGGCCACTCTTTCTTCGACAGGCAAAGTAGACGTCAAAGGAACAGCATCGATAGCGCTCAGTCCAGCTTTATTGGTATCGGATTCTGACGTCATCATTGGAGGTAACAGTTCTGTTACTTTGGGTGCGGTAACACTGTCGAGCACTGGATTCACACCTGCCACCGGGAATGCAAACATAACTCTTGGGGCAGTGACTCTGTCCGCGCAGGGCGGAGCTCCGACTACGATTGCGGATTTCTCGCAGATTTTCGGACCGCTCACGGTCACTTCAACTGGGACAATCCCAATCACCGGGAATAGTTCCGTCGCTCTCGGTGTTCTGGCTCTCTCTTCCACCGGCATAGTTCAGTCGACCGGGAACCTGAATGTCACTCTTGGAAGCCTGACAATCTCTGCCACGGTCTCAACCGACATTGCCGGTAATGTTTCGATTCAGCTTGATCCTGTCACGCTCAGTTCAACTGTCAGTGGATTAATATCGGCGGATCTTGATCGTTTACTGGGCCAATTGCTCCTCAGTTCACATGGTAGCTCATTCTCCGGCGCACAAGCGGATCTGGATGTCACGCTTGATCCGATGACAGTGTACTCATTCATATACACGTTTGTTCCTAACATTCATCATTTCGAGGTGATTAATCGTGCCTGATTACGCAGAACTGATACACCATTTCGATATCACCAATGTTGGTGACATCTCCAATATCGATCACTTTGATGTTGAGGTAGAGACTCCACAGGCTCCGATCGTAATTCAAGAGCCTGCGATNGCGATCACTGCCGATGTTGCGTATACGCCGCCGGTTAATATTTCACCGCTCTATTCCACAATCATACAGGCATTTGAGATTGAAGGGATCGGGCCTCCTGGTCCACAGGGCGACCCCGGGATTCCTGGTGAACCAGGGCCTCCGGGTCCACCAGGGTCAGGTGGCGACTTGCATTACCTGCATACACAGAATGTAGCGAGCGACACATGGATCATTTACCACAACCTCGGTAAATACCCGGCAATCCAGATCATAGATAGCGCTGGAACCATCGTAGAAGGAGAAGTTGAGCACATTGACACCAATACCTCCATCGTGACGTTCAGCGTTCAATTCGGGGGTACCGCTTCCTGTAATTAACTATGGCACTTAAATACCTCATCCCCATCGATCTGAATCAGAATGAGATTCGGAATCCGCTTCTGCATCTTCTGGGCAGTGATCCTGGTTCACCGGTAGAAGGCCAATTCTGGTACAACACCACTGGGGACACCATGAAACTGCGGCTGGCTTCCAGCACAGTTGATCTGCTTAATCCAACGCTGTTTAACGGACAGAACTCTGCCTATTATCTGAGCCGCACCAACCATACCGGTACTCAGCTCGCTTCTACAATCTCCGATTTCGATACTCAGGTGCGCACCAATCGGTTGGACCAGATGGCGCTTCCCACGGCCTCAGTCAACCTGAACAACCAGAAGATCATCAATCTTACTGATCCATCCAACCCACAGGAAGCAGCGACCAAGAATTATGTCGATAGTGTTGCGACCGGGAGTGTTTACTGGAAGAACCCAGTCCGAGTTCTGTCCACAACGAACATAAACCTCGCTTCGCCTGGCGCAACGATCGATGGCGTCACGATGGTGACCAATGACCGGTTCGCAGTGGTCGGTCAATCCACAGGATCTGCTAACGGAATTTATGTTTGGAACGGCGCAGCGGTAGCTGCCACCAGATCCACAGACGCAGATACATCGGCTGAAGTTAAAAGCGGGATGGCTTTCTGGGTCAGTGAAGGTACGGCCAATGCTGACACGGCTTGGACGCTCACAACTAATGATCCAATTACTCTTGGCACCACGTCACTGACATTTGTCCAGTTTTCAGGACTTGGACAAATCACAGCAGGCAATGGTCTTACAAAGACAGGAAGCACACTGGATGTTGGCGGTACTGCTGGACGCATTTCTGTCGCAGCAGATGCTGTAGATATCGATGCTGCTTATGTTGGTCAGAGCTCCATTACCACTCTGGGTACGATCGCTACAGGTACATGGAATGCGACAATCATATCGATTGCCAAAGGCGGAACAGGAGCCGCGACGTTCGCAGCCAACAGTTACTTCGGTAACCCTACGGGATCTACTGCAGCTCCGGCAATCACTGCAGGTGCAGCTCTGACTAAAACTGATGATACCAATGTAACTTTGGCATTGGGTGGCACACCTGCTTCAGCTTTACTGGTTGCAGCTTCACTCACACTGGGTTGGACTGGAACCCTTGCAATTACTCGCGGAGGCACAGGTGCATCTACCGCAGCAACTGCACGATCCAACCTTGCTGCAACCGGTAAATATTCTGCAACGATTGGTGACGGTTCGACGACAGCCATCAACGTTACCCAGGCCACTCATGGTTTGGCGGCTAACGGCCAGATGGTGGCTGCGGCTTACGACGCCTCTACCGGTGCTCTTGTCATGTGCGATATCACGATCAATAACGCCAATGGAACTGTGACATTTACTTTTTCTGTTGCCCCTGCTTCCAACGCCATTAGGATCGTGATCATCGG